TTGGAGGACTGGTGGAAATTTAAATAATCAAAGAACTAATGGCGCTGCAGCTGGAGCTAGTAAAGACTCATCTTTAATGTTTGGTGGGGGTAATGCTTCAGGTTCTGTAGATTTTGTAGAAAGTTATAATGGTGGTACTTGGACTGAAGTTGCTGATTTAAATCAACACAGACAGAATATTGCAGGTGCAGGAGTTCAAACTTCTGCTTTAGCATTTGGAGGATTATCAAATCCTCCTGTAGTAATGAGAGCACTTACAGAATCATGGAATGGTAGTGGTTGGACTGAGGTTGGTGATTTAAACACAACAAGAGCATACATGGGAAATGCAGGGGTTAGTAATACTTCAGCTTTAGCTGCTGGTGGAGATACAAATGCAACTAACGCAGTTGTGGCAGTAACAGAACTTTATGATGGATCTAGTTGGACTGAGGTTGGTGATATAAACTCTGCAAGAAGTCGTGTAGGATCTAATGGAACTCAAACATCAGCTATCATCTATACAGGACGTTTAAGTCCTGGCACATCACCACCATATACAACAATAACAGAATCATGGAATGGAACTAGTTGGACTGAAGTTGCTGATATGAATACAGCACGACAAGAACCAGGAGAGGCTGGATCAAGTAACACTGATGCATTATGTTTTGGAGGAGAACCTCCTCCAGGTAGTGTGCTTGCAAACACAGAATCATGGAATGGAACAAGCTGGACTGAAACAACTGATTTAAGCACTGCAAGACAACAAATAGCAGGAAATGGAACAGCAACGTCTGCACTAGCAACGGCAGGCGCACCTTTTCCTTCAGTATCAGTAGCAACAGAAGAATGGACAGGTGCAGGTGTAGATATTGGGGCATGGTCTACTGGCGGAAGTTTAAATACTGCTAGACAATTAATTGGTGGAACAGGATTACAAACAGCTGCATTAGCATTCGGAGGAAAAGGTGGTTCACCAACAAATGATCCACAATCAGAAACAGAATCTTATAATGGTTCAAGCTGGACAGAAGTAGCTGATCTAAATGGTGCTAGAGGTAATTTAGGAAGTGCAGGAACTTATACAGCAGCTTTAGCATTTGGAGGCCATGATGGTTCTCCAAAAAATGAAAATGAAACTTGGAATGGAAGTTCTTGGACTGAAATAGCTAATTTAAATGATACTAAACAAGGGGTAGCAGGAGCAGGAACAAATACAGCAGCAATAGCAATGGGAGGATCTGTACCTCCACTTACAGCAAATGTTGAAACTTGGGATGGTACTTCTTGGACAGAAATCGCTAATTTAAATACAGCAAGAAGTAATCTTGCGGGAACTGGTACTACAACAGCTGCATTAGCTGTAGGAGGAACATCACCGACATATAGTGCATTAACAGAAATATGGAATGGTTCTAGTTGGACAGAATCAGGAGATTTAAATACTGGTAGAAATCAGTTAGGCATGACAGATGAATCATATTTATCTGCAATAGTTTTTGGAGGAAATACAGGAGATACTGAAGCTAAAACAGAAGATTGGAATGGAGCTAGTTGGTCGGAGGTAGCAGACTTATCTACGTCTAGAAGAGCAGCAGGTGGAGGTGGTACTGTTACAGCGGGAATAGCTTTTGGTGGAGAAGCACCACCACTTTCAGCTGCAACAGAAGAATGGAGTGGAAGTTCAACGACAATTAAGGTATTAACAGATTAATAAGGAGAATAATAAATGGCAAATACATATCAATACTGTGTAGCAACAAACTGGGGAAAGGGTTTCATTGATTATGATGAATCTTATAGAATAACTTTTAAAGGTTATCCTGGAAATGTTTGGCAAGTTCCTGCATACAACAAGCATGCTAATCTTTGGATAGCAAAAGTTGCTGGAACAGTTAAAACAAGAGATGAGGCACAGGCAATAGTCACAGCAGAAGTTAATGCTGCTAAAACAGCATGGGACAATAACAATGCACAAGTTGAGGATCCAGAAAATTCAGGAAATATGAGAGATGAAACTTCTGATGAAAAAATTGAAAGACTGGGCCCTAAACCTACAGATATTACATTAGAAGCATAAAATTAAATGGCTGATTACAAAACCATACATGGTACGGTAGTTAAAAGTTATACTACTGACCCTGATAACCCTATAGAGGGACAAGTATGGTATGATAAGACTAATAAAGTATTACAATACCAAATACCAAACGTAACTACTGATGGTGCTTGGAGGACTGGTGGTAGTATGAATACTGCTAGACGAAGACTAGTAGGTGCAGGAATACAAACTGCTGCTCTTGCTATTTCTGGCACGGCAGATCCACCTCTTTATGCACAAGTAGAATCTTATGATGGTTCAACTTGGACAGAAATTGCAGATGTAAATACAGCAAGAGAAGAACTTGCAGCTGCAGGAACTTATACTGCAGCGGTTGCTTTTGGTGGTAAAGCTGGATCAGCTACTGGTGTCACAGAAATGTGGGATGGTTCTAGTTGGACAGAAGTTGCAGACTTAAATACTTCCAGACAAGAATTAACAGGAGATGGTGCTACTAACACAGCTGCCATAGCAATAGGGGGAGCAACAGATAAAGCAGTTGTAGAAACTTGGAATGGAACTTCTTGGACTGAAATTGCTGACTTAAATACAGGTAGAGGTAGTTTTAGAGGAGGTGCTGGTATTACAACATCTGCTTTAGCATTTGGTGGTAATAATCCAGGTGGATATAAATCTATTAACGAATCTTGGAATGGAACAGCTTGGAGTGAAGTTGCAGATTTAAATACAGGTGGAGGTTATGGTGCACAAACTATTGGTAATAGCAATACAAATGCTTTAGCTTGTGGTGGATATACTGGAACTGCTGATACAGCAAATACAGAAACATGGAATGGAACATCATGGACAGAGACTGGAAACATACCAACTTCTACAGCTAATAATGGGGGAGCAGGAACAAATACAGTAGGTCTAAGTTTTGCTGGTAGAACTCCATCGCTTACAACTGCAGCTTATGAATTTGCGGGAGCAGGTGCAAATATTGGAGCTTGGTCTACGGGTGGTAATTTAAATACGGCTAGAGCTTCAACTGCAGCAGCAGGTGACGCAACAGCAGCTTTAGTTTTTGGAGGATATACTGATACTGCTACTGTGGCTAATGCAGAATCTTATGATGGATCAAATTTTACTGAAGTAGGAGATTTAAATAATGCTAGAGAATTTATAGCAGGATGTGGAACTTCAACAGCTGCATTAGGATTTGGTGGAGGAAATTCACCATCTCAACTTGCAAATACAGAAACTTGGGATGGATCTAGCTGGACTGAAGTAGGAGATTTAAATACAGGTAGAAGACAACTTTGGGGAGCTGGTACAAATACAAATGCTTTAGCTTTTGGTGGTGAAACTTCACCTGGAGGTGGGCCAGGAGCATCTTCAACTCTTTCAGAAACTTGGAACGGAAGCTCTTGGACAGAAGGTGGTGATTTAAATACAGCACGAAGAGAGGCAGGCGGAGGAGGCATTTATACATCTGCTTTAGTTTTTGGTGGTCACGGATTTCCACATCCTACAGCTCACTTTACTAACACTGAACAATATAATGGAACTAGTTGGACAGAAGTTAATGATTTAAATACTGGAAGAGATAGACTTGGAGGATCAGGAGCAAATGCTGGAGCTATTTTAGCTTTTGGTGGAGAGGCTTCTCCAGGTAATGTAGCAAATACAGAAGATTGGAATGGTAATAATTGGACTGAAGTTGGTGATTTAAACACTGCAGCTAATTTTTTAGGATCTCATGGTACAATAACCAACACTATAGCTGCTCTTGGTCAAATTTCAAGTGTTACAAATAAAACAGAAGAATGGAGTGGAAGTTCAACGGCAATTAAAACAGTAGACACAGATTAATATGACAAATTACAAAGATATACACGGAAGTAATATTGAAACTGTAACATCTAATCCAGATAATCCTGTTAATGGTCAAGTTTGGTATAACTCTACAGATAAAGCATTAAGAGGTAATGCACAAACAACTGCAGGATCTTGGTCTAGTGCTCCTTCTTTAAACACAGCAAGATATGGTGCAGGATCTGCTGCAGCAGATAATACAGCTGCTATAGTTTTTGGAGGATATCCACCTGTTAAAGATGAGACAGAATTATGGAATGGTTCAAGTTGGACAGAGGTAGCTGACATGAATCAAGCTAATTCTTTTGTAGTTGGAACAGGAACTTATACAGCAGCTTTAGCTTTTGGTGGAGGTCCAGGAGATAGTCCAGGATTACAAGATAGAACAGAATCATGGAATGGTTCTAGCTGGACTGAAGTAGGTGATTTGAATACTGCAAGACAGCGTATGGGAAGTGCTGGATTACAAACATCTGCAGTAGCATTTGGAGGAGACACAGATCCAGGACCAAGTTCAGCATTATCAGAGACTTGGAATGGTTCTTCTTGGACTGAAACAAATAATTTAAATACTGCAAGAAGGGGCTTACATGGATCGGGAGTTGCTTACACAGCAGCTTTAGGTTTTGGTGGTATTTCAAGTCCGCCTTCTAATAGTGTAGCTATTACAGAAAGTTGGGATGGAACTAATTGGACTGAAGTGGGAGATTTAAATACTGATAGAGCTTTTGGTGGTGGAGGTGGAACCACAACAGCTGCATTAATGTTTGGTGGTACACAGGATCCACCTAGATTAGCAAATACGGAGCAATGGAATGGAACTAGTTGGACAGAGGTAAATGATTTAAATACTGCTATATATTTCACAACAGGAGATGGTACAGTAACAAGTGCAATATTAGGTAGTGGATTTACAACGACTACAGTTGGAACCGCTGAAACTTGGACAGGTGCAGGTGCTAATAGTACAGTAACATTTACTGTTTCATAGATGGCAAGAAAATTTAAAGATTTTGTTGAAAGACCAAAACCAAAGAAGAGACCAAGAAGACATAAAAAAAATTTAAACAAACAAGAAAAAAGAATGCAAAAAAAATATAATCGACAGGGGAGATAATGGCAACACCAGACGAAATACAATTACAGAAAGGAACTATTACACCTGCTCAAAAAGAGCAGACAGGTAGTGCAAAAGCTGTTAGTCTAATAGAAAGTTTAGCGGCAGGAACACCTAGTTTACCAACAGGTACAACTATATCACCACAATTACAAAATGTACAATCAGGTGAATTAATGGGCACTACAGGAGTTTCAGGTACTCTTGCTGCTTCAATACCAACAACAGCTGCTGCTCCAACAATTGCCGCCCCAGGAACATTAGCAGGAACTCAAGTAACAGCACCAACTGCACAAACTGCTGCTTCATATACAGCACAACAAGCTATTGGTCAAGTGCCTACTATGACTGGTGCAACAGGCACAGTTACTCAACCTATGACTGGAGTTACAGGGACTATTACATCTGATGCTACAGTAAAAGGACAATTAGAAAGTTTACAGAACGAAGTACAAACAGCATTATCATCTGGTAATCCCCTACCAGTATGGGCTAGAGGTGCAGCAAAAGCTACTGAAGCTGCAATGGCTAATAGAGGTTTAAGTGCTAGTTCAATGGCAGCTGAAGCATTAGCTGAAGGTATTATGAACTCTGCTATACCAATTGCAAAAGCAGATGCAGATACTTATAAGCAAATGATATTTCAAAACCTGTCTAATAATCAACAGGCAGCTATTACAAATGCACAAGCATATCTTAAAATGGATTTGGCAAACTTGTCTAATGCACAGCAAGCTAATCTACAAAATATAACTACAAGACAGACATTTTTATTATCTGATCAAGCTGCTGCAAATGCTGCATTTCAATTTAATGCTACTAGTCAGAATCAAGTAAATCAATTTTATGATAAGCTAAGCACAACTATAGCTGATCAAAATGCTGCTAGATTAGATGCAATGAATAAATTTGCAGAAGCAGAGAAAAGTAAAATTAATGCATTGAATGCACAGAATACAATAGCAGTTAATGAAGCTAATGCAAAAAGAGAAGCAACTTTAAATCAATACAATGCAACATTAGCAAATCAAAGAGAACAATTTAATGTTACTAATCAAAGAGAGATTGATCAATCAAATGTTGTTTGGAGAAGAGCAATCAATACTGCTAATACTGCAGCTGTAAATGCAGCTAATCAAGTTAATGCACAAAATTTATTAAACATATCAAACTGGGCTTTATCATCTATGTGGCAACAATGGAGAGATGAAGCATCCTGGGTAAATACTTCCTCAGAAAATGCTTCTAATAGAAATCATAATTTAGCTATGGCAGCTTTAGAAAGATCTACAGTTTTAGATTTACAAGACAAAGCATCTAAAGATTCATTATATGAATTGATAGGTAGATTTGGATTTGAAGTATATAATGCAAGTAAAAATCCGTAGGAGACTAAATGAAAATTAAAGACATATTTAAAGGTGCTGCAACAGCCGCTATTGCTTTTGGTGCTAGTAAACTTTTACCTGAACCAATAGCAAAACCTGTAGGCACAGCAATATCAAAAGCATTATTTTCACCTTCAGGTGGTGGTAGTGGACCTAGTAGTGCCTCTGAGGCATTTGTACCAAGAAGAATAAACTTATCACAATTTGGAATGGGAACTTATGCTGCAGGTTCAGCAAGAAGTGATCCTATAAAACAGATAACAACAGATCCTGAAACAATATTATCAGAGTGGGATTATAGATTAACTCAATATGCTAGAAAAGCATACATACAAAAACGAATAGCAGCATCAGCAAAAGTATAGGAGAAATATATGGACGAAATAAGAGAAGGTGTTGGCAATCCATTTGATACACCAATTCCTGGACAATCTTTAACAGATACTCCAGGTAATTACCCTTGGGAACACCCACCACAATACACAGACCCTGCTGAGGTAGCAGAGTTTCTTTGGCAAACATTACACCAAGAACAATTCTTAGAGCAAACTATAGGTATGCTTGATGCAGGTGTGCCAGTAGAAGCTATAGCTAGAGTATTATTATTTGGTGGTTTTATGGAAGGTAAGTTTAGTCCAGATGTTGCATTTATAATTACTGAACCATTAATGAAAATGATATTAAGCATAGGTGTAAAAGCTAATGTAGATAATATTAGAATATCAATGCAAGATATAACAAATAATTCACAAAGACAAAGTATTGCTAAAACTAAAATGGCTAATCAAAGATTTAAAGAAGCTGTTAAAGATGTACAATCAGATGTTAAGAAAGGTAATACAAAAGGTTTAATGTCAAAGCCTGAAACACAAGGAGAAAATTAATGTCATTTGCTAGAGGTTTTATAAAAGGTTTTATAGGTCAAAGTTTAGATAAAAAAGCTGCAGCTGATGCGGCACTAGCTGATTTAAATACAGCAGTTGCTGAGAGATTTCTAACAGAGATACAACCTAACTTTATAAAAAATGAACAAAATATAGAAAAAAGATTTAATCTTATAGAAAAAAAATATGATAAACCTACTGCCTTATATGCACTATCAAATAAACTTACAGATACAGATTATGGTTTTAGGCAGATAATGGATCTTGATGATTCTGATGCAACTAAATTGCAAAATTATACAAAGACTATTGATTTTGGAAATTATAATTTTGAACAAGCAAAAAATACTAGAGCATTAAAATACAATGAAAAACATGCAGGTATAACAAATCAAATTAGTACTATGGCTGGTGGTTCTGGCCCTTCTGTAACTGGATTACTTATTCCGTATGATGAAACTATGGGAACTTCTACATTTGATGCAGGATCATTACAAGGTTTAAGAGAAATAACATCTGGTGGTGGATCAACTAGACCTTACAATTTTGACACAGATGCAGCTGATGAAAGAGCTTATCAAAATTTTTTCGTTAGAACTTTTACGAATCAACTGGGAGAATTTAGTTTAAATGTTACAGGGCCAAAAGCTGGATTAGCAAACTTTTTATTAGAAGGATATAATGAGGCTGAAAAAAATGGATATAATAAAGGTCAATTTGCATATGCACAAGAACGTTTTGTAGAATCTGAATTTGAAAAAAGAGGAATAGAATATGGTGCTGCAGAATATAAAAAGTTTTTAACTAAACCTAAAGTAGAGGAACAAGCTCAGCCTATAGTTGGGGGTGCAGTAAATCAACAAACAAGTAAAGTATTTGATCCAAAAAGCATAGGATTAAAAGAAGATGTAAAAATAAATATACAAAGTAGAAGAGCAGGAAGTAGTCAGTTTAATAGTCCTGCACAATTAATAAATGAATTAAGAGAAAATATAGCATTAGAGTTTGAATCTACTGCATCGGATCAAGAAAAACAAGAAGCAATAGCAAAAATGAAACAATTTGCTAGAGATGAATTAAAAAAAATGGGCTTAAACCCAAATGATTTTAATTTATAATAATGTCTGCATTTAATACTTTTTTATCGGATGATGTTAAACCAGATAATACTCAGGGTAGTGTTACTGGCACAGGTTTATTTAATAATTTTTTATCAGATGATGTAAAAAATAAACCTATAAAGAATGAATTTAAAATAAAATGTAAAATTATTTTCTGATGATAATACTGACTTTGGTTTAAATGATGCATTTGTTTTAGGTTTAACAGATACTATTAGAGGTGTTACACAATTTGCTGGTGGTAAAAAAGTTTTGTTTATGGATGAGGATTTAGAAACTCAACAAGCAAGATTAAATCAAGCATTACAAGGAGAAGGTGGAGGATTAATTGCAGCTGCATATTTTGGAGGTGCTATTTTAGATCCTTTAACTTGGTTAATTCCAGTATTAAGAGGTAAGTC